GCCGATCACCTTGATTGGGAAGTCCATGCGGATGATGTTGCCGTTGCCAGCGATCGTGGTAAAGGATGGCGCGTCTATGAAAACGCAATTAGGGACGATTTTGGTGGCATCGTTTACCACCCTAAGTCCAGAGACCGCTGTAAGTGTGGCTGTTAGGTCGTCTATGCCTTTGTTGAGTAGATCGGTGTAAGACATTACGCGCAGGCTGGTCTGTCGATGCCGAGCAGCTGCTTGACGATCGGGGTCAGTGATTGCTGTGGTGCTGTGCCCATGCCGTCAAAAGCTGCAAAAGTGTTTTCAAGCGATCCACGGCTGCGCCAGAGGGCCGCGCAGTACATGAGTGTGCCTAACGTCTGATCGCCACCTGGGCTAGTTGTCAGGCTGTCGATGTAGCCTGCTTCTTGGCGGCGACGGTAACAGAACTGGTTGCCAGCAGATACAGCCTGTGTGATAAGCGTGTAATCGTCTGATGGGTTTGTAATAACTACGCCTAGGTAGGTGACTAGCTGAGCGGCAGTAACCCATGTGCAGGTCAGCGTGTAGGTGACTGTGCCGGGGCTTGCGATGCGCTCGACGTTGTCAGCGGTTTTTGCATACAGAACTTGGTTAGCGATTGGCTCGTCAATGTCGTAAAGCAGATCGCCTTCTGTGTCTGTGCCTACATAGCGGTATTGAGGTAATGCGCGGACTGTGTATGTGCCGTTAAATGTGGCATCTACGCCGCTGACTGTTATTGACTCGCCAACTGCAATTTCTGTTGGGGTTAGTAATTGCAGTACGGCGTAGTCATCTAACAGATACTTAAATGTGACGCTGTATGTAGCCATGAGCGGATGCTCCGCTTTCGACTAGGCGTAGGTAATTTTTTGTGCGAGTGTTGCCTTCGCCTGAAAGAACGAGCTGTAGCCATAGTACGAGAATGTCCTTGACAAAGTGCCAGGATTCTCGACTGACATGAGGCCACGGATTTGCTCGTAGTACTCCGATGCTGGTGCATGGAACACGACCATGGTCTTTGCTGCGACGTTGCTGTCAACGATAATCTGCAAGCCCAGTGGGTTTGTGGTTGACCAGTTGGTGACATTGCCTGCGCCAAGCGTGTTGTAGCCGCCGAGACCCGGGGTTCCCACCATCGGGAACAAAGGTCGCTTGTCCGCGTCCACGGTGCTGCCCAATTTAGCCCATGCGTCTGCGCCCATCAGGATGTGAGTTGGGAACAAGTTTGTGCCGTTGCTAATGTCGCGTGCTGCACCGTACAAAAACAAGATCAAGTCTTGTGCTGTTCCGTCCCATTGTCCGATTGTGGTGGATGCAGTTACTTGAGCGTCAACAGCGAAATTATCGGTGACTATCATGAACTGTCCCATTAAGTCTTGCAATACCTGTTGCATCGCAGCTGGCGAAGTGAAGTCGATGTCCTGTACTGACAGTGTTACTTGTCCTGCAAAAGTTTTCTTTGTGACCGAGTTTGCTGCGATGACCATTGTGCGAGCTGCTGCTGCACCAAATTCGACTGCACCAGTTTGTTCTGCTACTTCAGTGTGTGTCGTGATCGTTGGACGAATAAATGTTTTTGACTGTCCGCCGTCTGGATATGCGCGTGCGCCGATCGCGGTGACAAATGGTCGAATGTAGTTAATGTCTTGGAACACTGGGCCGAGTACAGGAATTGGCAAGAGACCAGGTGTGTCGGTCGTTGCAATGTCACCTGCGGCTGCTTCCAAAATGCTGCGCTTTGCTTTTTGTGCTTCAACAAATGCACCGTTTACTTTTGCAAACGTGTCGCCACCGATGTGGTAGGCAGCCAAGTACTCGCCTGCGGATGGCATGCGGAACTCGCGCTTTGGTTGTGCTGGAATTGCAGCGGTAGGAATTGTGGCCTCGACTGCTGGGGTCTCTACTTCTGACATGGGTTCTGTCTCCTCTGTGGGTTCTTGTAATTCATTATTGTCGGTCTCTTCGGGTTCGTGGTGGATACTGGCAGCAATGTCGGTAATGACTGCACCTGCAAACGCTGGCACTGGAACCATTGACAACTCGATCCAGTCGGCAGCCAGGACGGTAATTGAGCCGTCTTTGTTTGCTCGGGTCTTGGTTGGGTTAACGCCGACCGACACCGAGTCCAGCACGCCGTCAAGGGCCAGCTGCAAAGCCTCGTCGCCAGCAGCGGTCTTGCTGATCTTGGCGGTAAACATCATGCCTTCTTCAGTGTCGACGCGCTCAGTAACAATGCCGATCGCCTGGTTGGCGTCGTGGTTCATGTAAAGCCGTGGATTTTTGCCATCGACTGGCAGGCTGCCTTTAGAGAAGACCACCTCAGTCCCATCAGAAACTGTGGCTGGAACGTCGTACGGAACGGCGATGCCTGTGATCGTTCTGGTCGGTGTGCCGTCTGGAGCGGCTGCGTCAATGCTGACACTGGTAGCTGTAAATCTAATCATAGTTTGCGATCTCCTCTTGCGTGTTTTCTGCTATTGGTGTTTCCATTTTGTCTGCCAAATAATTCTCTTCAAGATATGACTCGTAATCGAAAGCAACATATGTGCCGTTAGGTAGCACGTTGTTCATTGACAATGTTTCTGCTATTGCGTCGGCATAAAGTTTCACACCGAAAAACAGCAAGTCCATGCGCGCCTGTTGTGATGACTGGTACGAGTATGACCCGGTCGATACGCCGATCAGGTATGGCGGCACGTTGCCGATTCGTCCACCAGTTTCTAGTGCGCTGTAATTTGCTGACTCAATGAGCAGCATTTTGTCTGGTGACATTGTTGTCGGCTCGTAAGACAAAAACTCGTTTAGCGCAGCAGTCTGATTGGTTGCTCGAGCAGCATTAAACGCGGACGCAAGATCGGCAAGTTCTTGTGCGCTTAGCGGTTCGCCACCAGTCTGTTTTAGTACGCCAGCAGGGATAGACGATGACGCATTGCGCGCGCGTGCTTCTTGTATTTTTAGCGCGGTCTCAATTGCGGCCTGCGATGAATACACCATGCCTTGCGTTGGCGACAAGAATTGCACCAAATTGTTTGGGTCAAGCATGCCGCCTTGAAAATAAACTTCTTTAGACGGTGCAAACCACACAGGGCCAGCCATGTCTTGTGTTGTGACTGAGCCTGCTGGTAGTCGAGTAAAGGATGCTGGGAAGCCGTCAGCGGTGCGTGATGTGATGTACCAAAACGCGCGCCCATAAAAGTACAAGTCGTCAAACGTCCACGACATAAGAAAGTTGTACGGGACAGTGGGGTCTGGGCGACGCAGCCATGTGCGCGGCGCGATATAGACGCGCTCCATTTCTTCGCCGTTCCACATTTCGTTATACATCTTGAGTGGCATGCAGCCAATTACCGATGCCAGCAAGTCGCGGCTTCTTGACAAAGCAGGGATCGACACTGCCGCCGCACGCAGTTGGCCCTCTTGATAGGTGTAGTACTGACCGATCATGTTTACGCCAGCAGCGTTAGATGTGTAACCACCAGCAGCTGCCGCTTTAGCAGGCGCTGGACTGATGGCGGCCTTGCTCACTTTGCGGTCAAATAATCCCATGCCACAACATTACAGATAGCAACGCTGTGATGGTGGCACTCGATCGGCCTATCAGTTCCCGACGAAAGGCTAGGTACATCGACCGAGTGCCGAGGGTATGTTACTGATTTACAGTGACCAGCATGGGCTTACCTGACACAGATGGACGTGAGCAAAGTGCTGCCGCCCAGATCATGCAGCGACACAACTCGATTGGCCCTGGACTCCGCTGCGAGCTGACTGCGACTGAGCCTTGGCTTCTGACCGCAACCGCGCGCTGGACATGCTCTGCTAGCTGTGTTGAGCCGTCATGTAGCAGCATTTTTTCTGCTATTAGGTTTCTTACAGTAGGGGTGTATTTAAGTATTTCGCCGTAGCCGACAATGACCTTTTTTGTCTCTAAATGTCGAGGCCACTGTATGTCAATGCTGGGCGAGATAGCAAACTTGCAGCCGTCAGCGGTCAGCCTGTCAACCTCAAGCAAGAGAGCTGCAAAACTGTCTACGACAAAAGCGACGGTTACGACAATGCGGCGATCGGGCAGGGCCACGGCGCGCAGGCCAAAATATCGGCTGTCATCCATGCTGGTCTCGATGGCAACAATGCCGCCTGTCGGTATGTCGCCTTCATGTTCGAGCGCAGGCCAGACACCCGGCGGTATCCATCCCCGATCGGAAGCGACCCACAGATTTACTGATGCTCGTAAGAATTGGGCGCGGTCAGGGTTTTGAGACTCAGCCTCGATCGTTGACAGTTCCAACGTGTGACCGAGCGCAGGATTGCCGTAAGCCCAGGCTGCTGGGTTCATTGGGTCTAGGTCTGGCGGCGGCGACCACTCTGCAAAATACAGCGACGATCGCTCGCCACGGTCAATGGCGCGCAGGCCCTGTTCACGCCAACGCAAAAATGCGGTACTGGCTTCCGTCCCAGCAGTTGACCAGCAGCTAAGCAGCGGCGATTTTCGTGCGCGCATAGATGGGATTAGACCGCCGTCAATAGCGAGCTGCGACATGTCCCAGATTTCGTCTGCCACGATCAGGTCGTTGCTTGTGCCGTGACCGACCGATGGCTTTGCCGCCCTGACTGTCCACTTGCTGCCGTCTGGCATTGTGACCGAGTTCCGCCCATAAGCCTTAACACAGGATGCACCAAAGCGAGCCTCAAGCACTGGGGCGATCTCATCAAACAACGTGATAGCCAAGTCAAGTCGGTTCGCCGTTGTTAGCACCGTCTGTTTTTTGCCCCGTATTTTGGGCATTTCTGTAAGCCACCAGCCGACCAAACTACCTAGAGCAACGGTTTTGCCGTTCTGTCGGGCCGTAGAAACCAGGCTTGTGCGATGCAGCAGCTCACCCTGCTCATCAAAAGCCAGCTGACCGTCAAGCGCGCGCACCTGCCAAGGCATAAGAGTGATGCCGAGATGCTGTTCTGCCCATCCCTGCACATCAGACCCATACGACCCGGCAGCATCCGTGACAGTCGTTTCCAGTCGAGGCCAGTCATGGCTGATCGCCGCCAGTTCGGGCTGGTCAGGCTCCGATAGAGACAAGAGTTGGGTCGGGCTCCCAT